TCTTAAGATGATAATGAGAGATAAATCCCTTATAAGTGCCTCTGACTGCTGTACTATAAGTAGTTGTTGAATCAGGTGTTTTCAAAGGAATATCTGCTGCTTTGTGCACAGCGTTCATCAAAGCCTTCAGGGCTTCAAGTTGAACGGGGTAGAAACCCAAGAAAGGTTTAAGAGTTGAACCATGGACTTTTGCCTTGTCCCAGATAGGTCTCTCACCAAATCCGTTCTTGACATACCAAGCTTGATGCTTTGGGTAGTAAGCGTTGGCTATCTCTACGCCAACGGACGCTGCGTTCCACTTTGAAGAGCCTGCGTGGTATCCGATGTGGTTCATGTCCAGCGGTTGGTAGATGGTTCCGTCGTTGTCTATGAGGAAGTGGACGGACAGTCCACGGTTCTGCAAGACTCGGAAGGTGGACTTGGAGTTGAGACAAACGTCCCAATGGCACACAAAGTTCTTTATCTCTCTCTTCTCGACCACTTTCCTGTATCCTTTGGTCAACTTCATTCCTCCTTGCATAAATGGAAGAACGACCTTTGGCCAATCGATATCGAAGTAATCGTTGTTATAAATAATGCTGGTGTTCTTGTGCTCTGGTACGTTCTCTTGAAGATATTCAAGCGATGCCTCTCGGTCAGTCCAGATGAGACGGTAAGTGCCCGGCCCACAAAGGCCATCGGCTTTTACGCCTGATCTTTTTTGATATGCTTTGATAGCCTTCGTCAGTTCCTCGTCAAAGTCAGAACACCCGAACCAGTCGGGTGTCCATCCAAGACGTGCTGCGGAGGCTTCGTTATAAAACTCTGCGTCCATTATATTACCTCGTCTGCTAGACCGTATTCAACAGCTTCCTCCGCTGTTAGGTATACGTTAACCTTCTGATCGAGCAGTTTCTTTAGTTGTCTCTTAGTTAGATCTGTTTCATCGACGAGACAACGGACATAAGCCTCTTGTATTGCTTGTATCTCTTCAAGTTCGTTCTCAAGGTTGTGGATAGCCCCAACCGAACCAGCCGAGACAGCGTGAATCATCACACGACAGTTCTTTGCAATCTTGCGTTTGCCTTTGGTGCCTGCTGCAAGTATAAGAGTTCCGGCTGACATTACCTTTCCGATACCTATAGTCTCGATATCACACTTCTGTTTTGCGAGTCGCATGATATCATAGACAGCCATCATATCATCAGCTGAGCCGCCATAAGTTGAAATGTAGATCTTCATATCGTCAAGCCGCTCTTGGCCCTCTTTAAGTTTCTGTTCTGATAGGCTTATCAAGCCAACAATCATTTCGGATGAACGCTCTTCGGTAACGTCACCATATAGTAACATGGAACGTAGTCCGTCTTCTTCACCCCCAACCAGCGCAGCCATTAAAGCAGCAGCGGCTTCCTGTTCTTCTTCAGTTGGCTGTTGTTGTTCTGCTTCTTCGATTGGTACTGGTGTTGCTCTCTTCTTATCTTTCTTTTTTGTGCTAAATCTCATTGGGCCTCCTTGTGGTTCTTTAGTTCAGCATCCAGCCAAGCCATCATCGTTTCCCAGTTTGTGAACTTGAGAAGGTGACGATGATTGACCGGAAAGTTTCTGACGATTGCATTAACAACGTCATTTTTCATATTGTTCATTTGTATTTCGTTTATTTTGTTGTAGTTTTCTCTTTCTCTGTCGGTTGGGCTTGACTTCTCCAACTCTAGTGTTCTCATGGCATTAACTAGGTAAGCTACCTCGACAATCTTACTAACCATATAAACACAGTCTCTCAAGACACCCTTGAGAAATATCACAGAGTATCCGAGAGACATTATGTATGACGCTAGAGAACAACAAAACCACCCACAAAAAAAGATGCAGATGTATAGGGCTATTTGCATTGGGCCTCCAAAATGTTAAAGGGTAGTCGCCTACCCTATATTATAACACGCTTTGTTGTAGTTGTCAAATTACTTGTTGCCAAGTGCTTTGTTGAGTTTAGCTTGAGCTTCTTTAGCTTCCGCCAGTCGCTTAGCTACTCGCTTTGCAACTTCCTGAACGATCTCTTTCTTGGACGCTTGGTAGTCAATTCCTTCGAGAGCAAGTTCAAGCATTGCTGCTGCGTCTTCTTCCTCTTCTGGCTCTTCAGCGGCAGGCAATGGTTGCTTATCTTCTTCATCATCATCCATGTCCATTCCACCAGCGGCTCCGCCAAGTGCATCAACGAGTGCTTGAAGATCGGCCAAAGCAGCAGATGCTTTTTCTACCATTTCTTCTTCAACTTCAACTTGGTCTTCGTCATCGTCCATGTCGTCGGCATCCATTTCCATCTCTTCTTCCATTTTCTCTTCTTCATGGTGGCCTTCTTCCATTTCATCTTCTTTTTTGTAGACGCCTTCTTCCATATCATCTTTCTTTGCGTGATATGCTTCTTCCATATCATCCTTCTTAGCATGGTAAACTTCCTCTACTTCGTCTTTCTTAGCAGGGTGTCCCATTTCTTGAAGGGGGGTAATATTTGCAAGGCCCTGAAAACGACGAACTTGAGCCTCTGATAAAAGTTTTTTAGACATTATATAATCTCCTTAAAATGCTATAACACAATAAATAGAAAGCAAAACTGGAAAAGTATTACAGATCTGGGTGTTCTTCAGCAATTAGGTCAAAAATGTTTTCAAGTTCGTCGTTCTTTATACCGAACTTCTTCATCAAGTCATCGCTGACTTTGTCTTCTTTGTCCAGAACTTTTGCAGAACGCTTTTGACCTATACCTTTCGAATCTTTGTACTTTCTTATGTATTTCATAAACGCTGGGTCATTCTCAATCATTCCGGTCAAACAAGCACGAAAGAATTCAGCCTGAGTCAAGTCTTCTCTTTCAAGCTGAATTCTTAATTGTGCATGACGAATGTCAGTATCTACGAACTGTACTTTCTTCTTGACTTGTGACATATTCTAACTAGTCCCGGTTGAGCCAAACCCACCAGAGCCCCGCTCAGAATCAGAAAGTTCGTTTACCTCAACATACTCTATCTCAGGATAAGGCAAGATCATTATTTGTCCCACTCTATCTCCGGCTAGATAAACACCAGCACCTAGTGGTGAAGCAAACTTAAGCATTATTGACCCTCGATATCCTGAGTCTATGACGCCTACTGCGTTCCTTAGAGACATTCCGGTTGTCTTTGAGATAGAAGATCTAGGGAAAATGAGGCCAACGTGACCTTCCGGTATCTCCATTGCAATCTGTGTGTCATACACTTGGTTGCCGAACCTATCAACAGTGTGGCTCACAGCATAGAGATCCATACAGGCATCTCCGGGCTTTGCGTATCTTGGTACTTTAGCATCTGGGCTTAGTTTTTTTATTTTTACTTTCATAATATCTCTCCTTCTCTGATATAAGTTGGTGGGTAGTTCGTATGCAAATCCATTAGATATTTTGACTTGAACCTTCCTATGAGGAATTCATAGCCATCATCTGTCTTCTTTCTCTCCCACACTGTTGTTCCAAACTCAAAGTATGGAAACTTCTCACACTCTTTGGCATACGCCCGTTCACAATCTTGCAATGTGCCCTCGACGTTTTTAAATGCATAGTGTTTAATGCTAAAGTAATCAAACTTTAACGATTCTTTAAAGAAAATATCATTCATGATTGCCTCCTTTGTCTATTACAATAACGTATTCTATGTTTTTCTTTTTCTTTGCGTTCTCTGCCTGGTCGCCACCAGCACCAATACGAGACATAACGTGTCTGTCATGTTCTTGTTGGTGAAACTCGTAGTCTGCGTACTCTTTACAGAGGGACTCCATCTCGTCATACGAAATAAGACCTTCATCTGAATAAGAGAATACACAATATCTAACAGGCAATCTGTCGATGAGTTCTCTTGTGGCATTGAGTGCGGTTCTCTTTGAGTACCAAGGGCTTTTCATTGACTTGTCATGGTGGTCTGAGGATTTAACTCTGTCCAATCTCCTGTTTGTTTTTAGACTTACATCTGGTTTGTCCCAGCGAGCGATACTATCCCAGATATGATAATACGTTGAGTAGTCCGCTGCTGTATATGGTGGGTCAAGGTAAGCGACCGAAGCTTCTGGGTATTCCACCTTCAATGCGTCCCCTGTAATGTGTTCTCCTTCGAGACCTTCAATGCCCGGAAGAGGTGTTAGAACCAAGTCCTTGTGAACCCTGTCGGACTTCCAGCCTTTCAAGTAAGCCTGTTGTAGACCTACTGTGTTGTCCAGTTTATCAAGAGCGAAGATGAGACAAGCGATAAGATAGGACTTTTCCCATGGATGAATGTTCATCGTCTCTATCTCTTCTCTAATAGCATCAGCCTTGGCTCCGTTCTTTGGAGTCCACACCTTAATATTAACACTTGAGTCAGCTTTTGCAGCGACGTCGCAGTAGTGATTGGTCAGCCAGTCAGCACATGGTGTCAACAGGTTGAGTTGGTCAATGTACTGTTCAAGGTGAGATACATCTCCATTATTGCATATAAACGCCTCAGAGTACGCTTCAGAGGCCCAAGACAAGTCGCTAGTGATAACCTCGTAACCTTCTTGTTTAAGAGCCTGAGCAACCCTTGTCGTGCCTGTAAACACATCTATGACTTTGTTGTCATCTCTTTCCAGACCGTTAATTACTTTTGTAATTAATGGTAGTATCTTGTTTTTACTTCCTAGGTAACGGATACCATAGGTTATTATTTTATCATCACTCATTTACACCTCCTTAATGTATTTTTCGAGTTCTTTTTTATATTGTTCAAAACCCCAGATAACTTTGACTGGTAGTTTTAGTCTTTTTGCTTCAGTTGCAAACTCTTTATAAACCTCAATATCTTGTGAAGCATCGCCGGTAAACACATACCACAGTTCATGCTCTTTACCATAAACACCAAACTCAATCTTCTTGAGGTCATAGAATACTTTTTCTTCTGTGGTTCCGTGTTTATCAGAATGCTTTTGTTCTACAATGATGTCCTTTTTACCTGGTACCTCAATGTAACCATCAGCGATAAACTTTCTTTGTTTCCCTGTTGGTGTTTTTTGTGACCAATGTTTGGGTGGCTTAAACAGTGTTTTACCCCAAAGTCTTTGTTTAATAAATGGCAACCCTAGTGACTCGGTTAGTGCCTTTAATTTTCTCTCTGACTTTGTCCCGGACACAGCAGCGCCATGGTTATGTTGTAAACTCATATTATCCTCCAAGTTTATGTATACATTATAACACACTATTCTTTATTTGTCAAGTTAGTTATGTAATTAAATTGCACCCACATTGGTGTATCATGAAACATCCAAAGAACTAAACAAGCGCCCAGTTCCTCACAGACTTCCATGACAACACCCAACACTTCTGGTGCCAACTGGTATTCAACCAGATCTCCTATCCTAAAAGAACCCATGTTCCATTAACCCTGCCATAAGTACTAAAGCCCCAGTCAACTGAATACTTCGGCTTTAACATATAAGGTCTGTTGATGTAGATTGTATCTTTGTTAGGATCAACCGACCAACATCTTACCTTTGTTTCAATAGAATTTGAATCAACAACTGTGACGACAAAGAAGTTCTTGCCATTACGTGACTTTTTCTTCTCAACCTTTCGAGGAATACCCCAACACAACATCAGATCTGTATCGTAGTCTGATATCGGAGGTACACACTTCTCCTCTAGTCTGTTCTGAATGTAATCAGTCATAACCATAGAGATGGGAAAGATGCCTGTGAGGTCGGCGATGTGTTCTATCTTCTCCTCTTGAGTGAATGAACCTTCAGGTCGATACTTCTCGATATTGTCATCAAGCTTCTTTTTGGTTCTTGGTTTGTCTACACAGACCGCAGACCAGAAGTGTTTGTCGCCTGTGAACCTATCATCCATAAGATCATCTAGAGCACCAGCGCGACAGAGAACATCAAAGGCTTTCTTGTTTAGTTTGGCATACTTGACATCCGGGTGAAACAACATCTCTTCGACAGTATTGAAGGGTCGGTGTTGCAGTATCTGCTCGAAGGCAGAGTCGCCGAGACCTTTGATACCAGTCAACGGAGCAATGAGCGTTTGGTCATTCTCTATGCGCCAAGTGTCTTCTGAGTAGTTCACGTTTAGAGGTTTGATCTTATAGCCGTGTTGCTTGGCTAAGTTGATAGCCTTCTCCTTGCGAGACTCTGGTTCTTTATCTAAGAACGAAGCAACCCACTCTGTCTGATAGTATGTGCAGAGATAAGCACACTGGTAAGATATGACAGAGTAAGATACAGCGTGAGACTTATTGAAACCATAACCAGAGAAGTACTCAAAGGTCTGCCATAGTCTTTTCGCTGCTGACTCTGCTATGCCATGGTTCTTACAACCACGAATAAACTTAGAGTGTATCTTGTCTTTGACCTCAAAGCCTTTGCCTGTTCCTTTCTTGGTTAAGATCTTACGAAGCAGATTGGCTTCATCCATAGTGATATTGTCACCAAGACGATAAGCTAGCATAGCTATTTGTTCTTGGAAGATAAGGAACCCGTGAGTCTCTTTGGTAACCTCTTCGACGATTGGGTGAAGGTACTTCACGCTGAGCGGGTCCTCGACTGCCTCGACATATGACTTATCAACACCAGCAGACAAAGGGCCGGGACGATAGATAGAAGTAATAGCAGAGAGGTCAATGATAGACTTCGGTTGAACCTGCTTGGCAAAACGTTGGGCACCATTCTCTGTGAACTGAAAGATACCTATCCACTTGCCTTCGCCAAAGATAGTCTCATATACCTGCTGGTCGTTTAGATCTATCTGGTCTGGGTGTAAGTGCTCATCGTAGAACTTCTTGATGTCCTCGAATGTTGGGTTGTCAATACCATGATGGCGTCGAAGTATCTTTGAGACACAATCCTCAATCATACGCAGGGTCGACAGCCCAAGGATATCAAACTTGATAAAACCCATTGGCTCTAACTGTCTAACGTTCTGACCTTCGGACCAAGGAGTTTGTCTAACACCTTTGGACGAGATAAGGGGCATATAACGGTCCAAACCTTCACCGACCACAACACCACCAGCGTGACGAGAGCACGACCTATATGAGCCTTGCAGGGCCTCACAGTGGCTTTGGACATCTGGGTACTTGGCAAAGAACCTTTGCAATGAGTCTGAGAACTCGATAACCTCTTCGAAGGTTGGAGTATAGACACCAGCCTTGATACCGTGCTTCTTCTTGGCAAGCGGTGTGGCTTCGGCCAACATCTTACCAGTGACTTGATTGACCTCCATGAATGGAATCTCATAGAACTTTGATATGTCTTTGATGAGCGAACGTAACTGGAGTGTGTTCCAGTTTGAGATAGGAACCACAGTTGAGTTGCCCCAATCTTCTATCAAAAGATCTTTAAGTACCATAGGATCGGATACATCATAATCAATATCCGGATAGTCAGTCGCATCTGATCTGAGGAAACGTGAGAACAAAAGGCCATACTTAATTGGATCAATTTGAGTAATGCCCAAAGCATAAGCGACAAGAGAACCAGCCGCAGAACCACGACCAGGTCCAGAGAGTTGTACTTCATTTGTTTTATCCGATATTGCTTTCATAGTTAGAAAGTATTTTGAGAAACCACGGTCAGCAATGACCGTTAGTTCGTGTTCAAGTCTTTGCTCATATTCATAGACGAGTGACTTAGACTTGGTTTGTTTTTGAGTCAGACCTCTTTCCTTCATAATATTGAACAAGCCCTTTGATGCAAGACGCTTTAAATATCCATCCTCATCATAGCCGGCAGGAACCACAAAGTCCGGAAGGCGAACCGTGGTGTCTGGTAAGAAATCTTCACACCTTTCAAATGCGATGTGATAAGTCTCTTCTATGGATTGTTCTACAAGGTCATCATCATATTCCTGATCACACAGATCTGAATACTCACGGTATGCCTCCCACATCTGAAAGCCATTCTTTGGGTACAACTCGTACTCCATCTCTTGAACATCAGTTGGTATGTTCATGTCCAACCACTCAGGCTTACCTCGGCCGAGCCATCCCAAGCGTTTGTATAGTTCTCGGTCTTTCCAAGCATCTGGTGTTGGATAGTGAGAGTCAGCAGTTGAAATAAGCTTGATGTCGAACTCTTTAGCAATCTGGATGATGTATTGGTTTAGTTCGTGTTGTTCAGGCACAGCATTCCATTGGAGTTCGCCATACCAACGATCACCGAAGATCGCTTGCATCTTTCTAGTTTGTTCTCGCATGCAGTCAAGAACAGCCTCGGAGCCGTTCTCTCGCTCTTGCCAATAGCAACCAGCGTATACACCACCAAGACAAGCAGAGGACGCAATAACACCCTCGTTATACTTCTCTAATAGGTCGTAGTCAACACGTGGCTTACGATAGAAGTAGTCTCCGTTGTATGACTCTGATACCATCTTGAAGATGTTGTTTAGACCTGTCTGGTTCATAGCGATGAGAACCAAGTGACGAGTCCGGTTGATGTCCGACTTGGACTTACCCTTGGACTCACCATCAGCTTCGATGTTTGTACCAGAACGACCAGCATCAATCTGCTTGGCCTTCTTCTTATCTTTCTTAAACTCTTCGAGTTGTTCTTTCCATTCGGGAACCGATGGGATGAAGTAAGCCTCAACTCCGAATATGGGCTTGAACTTCTTGCCTGCTGCTTTCATCTTTCTAGCATGCAGGACTTGATAAGCAAAGCCGTTCATGTTACCATGATCGGTCAATGCAAGTGCTTCGCAACCATTTTCGTATGCGAAGTCCATGTGTTCTTGCGGATAGCCAAACCCATCAAAGGGTGAGCCTACACCGCTATGTGCGTGTAAGTTTACAAATTTCATTATTATCCTCCGAGATTGTTTATATTATAACACACTCTCTATAAGTTGTCAAGTCTTTCTTTTGCTTTATCGTAGTATTCATCATCAGGCTCGCACCCGGCGTAAAGCCTGTCGGTGTTGTGTGCTGCCACAAGAGTGGTTGCAGCACCTGCAAATGTGTCTATCACGAGATCACCTTCATTGCTGTGCTTGAGGATCAACTCCTCAAACATCGCTGTTGGTTTTTGCGTTGGGTGAAAGCGACCCTTTTCGTGACAGATGGGATAGTGGTAAAAGCCCTTGTCATACTCTGAGTTGAACGTAGGCTTTGATACCTTTACACCTGTCAGTGCCACTTCCCTAGCGTTAGTTAGGTAATTGCGTTTGCTGTTGAGCGGAACAGGGTTTCTCTTGACCCACTCAATCATTCTTATTTGTTTGAACTTTGCTTTCTCAAACATCTCTTTGACATAGGAAACCTTCCATATGTCGCAGAACACGATGGCTGTCCCTCCCTTGACCAAGACACGATAGTATTCGTTGATACTATCTTCAAGGTCTGCAAGTGAGAAGTTGTGCTCTTTGTCCCAGTCTCCGAACTCTGTGGAGTGGGCAAACCTTCTTACACCGGTGACGACAGACTCAAAGCCGGTCTTCTTGCTTATGATGTAAGGTGGGTCGGTCAACACAAGGTTGACGCTTTCCTTCTCCAATCCTTTTAAAAAGGTCAGAGAATCTGTTTTGTTAAACTTGTTCATTATTCCTCCGGATATTTGATTAGTTCATAAATGTTTCCAAACGGGTCTCGTTTGTATACCGAGATAGTTCCATCTCTGTGTGTCTTCGTGCGGTCTCCTTGCTCAAAGCCATCAACCTCAAAGGCGATGTGCTCAGGGTGTTGAGACTTTACGACGAATGCTAGTTTGATGTTCTCCATCTGAACGAAGCCCCAGGTCTCGTCAGCATAGAGTATCTCGCCTTCAAAGTTATCACGATACCACTCTGCCGCTTCTTTTGGGTTTTCAACTTGTAATGCTATGTGATCAATCTTCATGTTTCCCCTCTATCTTTCTTAGTGCCTGTTCCAACAAGAACAAGGCGGTCTTTACTTCTTTATCGTATTCATCTGCTGATGTACACCAATGTTGCGCTCTTTTAAGCTTCTTGACAACTCCGTCAATTAGAAGCCATAGTTTTTGTTCATGCTGATTCATTCTTCCTCCATTGTTAACAACAGAGGATGTTCAAACACCTTTGCAATATCCATTGCTTGTATCAGTTTCATCTCAGCAACCTCCTTTGAATACACACCTGCTATGCCTTTGCCTGTTGTATGCACTGCTGCTGCAAGGGCCCTAGCTTGTTGTGCGCTCTTGTAAAACACCTGCATCAAGATAAATTCAACATCTTGAAACGGAGTGTAGTCATCGTTATGAATAACAATCTTGTATTTACTGGGTGGTACAACCTTTTGTCGGTCCATTGTTCCAACGCCGGCTCCCACACCGTGTTTCTTATCTTTTTTTCTTTGAGTCATCCTCTCTCCTTTGGTATTATTTTATTGTAAAGCTGCTCTCCATGGTCAAGTCTTCGCTGTACCTCTTTTGCCTCCTCTAGCATCAGTACTTCTTTGTCCTTTGGCAATTCTTTTATTATTGACCACTTAAACACTTCTTCTCCGTGTTCGTTAAAGTCTTGTTGGAATGTAGAGTTTGGGTGTTTATTTAGCCTTAAGTATTGGAGGTGCCTTTTCCAACGAAGTTTTCCCCTTGTTGTTTCCCCAATATACACTTTGCCATTTATAGTGTTTAATATTTGATATACACATGCTGGTTCTTTTTCGCATCTTTTGGAATAACATTCTTTGCTTTTGGCCAATATTTCTTCTCTATTTTCTTCTTGGTATTTTTTGTAATACTCCTTGTTTTCTTTATAAAACTTTCTGCTGTATTCAATCTTCTTTTGTCTTATGGTCGGATCTGCGTTTCTTTCTTTGTCGTATTGTCTTTTTTTCTCTTTCGCTTCAGGGGTGCTATAGTATTTTTTTCTCTTCTCTTTGAACTCTGGCTTGTCTTTGTTTTTAAGGTACCACTTTCTACTACTTTCGCGATGCTTTTGTTTTATAGTAGGGTCTTTTCCATATCTAATCTCATCGTATTCACTTACACAGGATTTACACCAATGGCGAAGTCCGTCTTTGTTGGCACTTTTTTTATGAAATTCAGTTAAAAGCTTTTCAGTTCCGCATTTTGTACACTTCTTCATGTTACCTCCTAAATAAAGCCTCTATTGCATATTGTTTACATTTCTTTGTATCTTGATACGACAGTCCACAGTGTGCGACAGCCCTTCGATACTCCATCGGCAAGATTGTGTCAGACAATAGTGTATTGTCAGCACAGATGGCGACACGTACATCTTCGTCTATCCACTTTTTGATAGGGTGTTTTGACAGGGCGTCTATAGCGCCAGTGTGCCAGTTTGATGTTATGCATGCCTCTATGGTCACTTCTCTTTCTCTGACGAGGTCGAGCACCTTTCGGCTTTCCATTAGCGTTGTGCCGTGGCCTATTCTTTGTGCGTGAAGAAAATTTATAGCGACCTCAATCTCGTTTGGAGATCGACCTTCTCCGGCATGCACAGTTCGACCTATTCCATATTTCTTAGCTTTCTCAAATGGTTCGATGTAATCCATCAAGGACCAACGATGAGTCGGCAATGGTGCACCTGCTAAATCTATACCGACAACTCTCGGCTTGCCTCTTGCCATCTCAACGAGAGTATTTAGAACGTCAGGTGGCTCTCCATATAGTCCACATAAGATAATCGATGAGTGTTCGGATAAACCGCTGATGGCGGCATCGATTATCTTCTCGATTGGAGCGCCCTGATGAAGTTGTGGGGCGAAACGTATCTCGGTGTATGAATGTCCGAAAGCTATTGCATCCAAGCAAATTTCCTCAGTAACTCTCTCAATGGACTCTGGATCTTGTAGTATCGACAGTGTTGTCTTAAACCGAGACAGTGCCTCATCAATCCCCATACCGGGGTAAAACTTGATTTTATTTGGTATTTCTAAGTTCTTTTGCCTAAGAAGGTCCGTGAGTGTCGATAACCGCATAGAACCGTCCAGATGGCAGTGTAGTTCAACCATGTTTCCTCCAATGATACTAACATTATAACATGCAATCGTTTAACTGTCAAGTAAAATCATCTCAATTTCTTCAATTTTAGCCAAGGAGCTTTTTATGAATTCTTTGTGTACAGACACCCTGCGTGCATATCGGTCCCTGTGTTCTTCGTCGGCTTGCATTAGCAACTCAAATTTTTCAATTTGTTTCCTACGAGCATAGACGTCTTCTTTGAGCGCCAGTATGTCTTTTTTTAATTTTTTAGCCTGATCTTTTGATACTGTTTTTCGGCTTTTGTAGTATTTTGTGTAAAGTTTTTTAAACATTATCTCTCCTTTAGAATGTAAGCCTGTGTCTTTGATATTTTAATTTCTTGAGTGTCGCCCAAGACAGGTACGTTAAACCATAGCCTTACAAAGTCTTTATCTTCGTCAAAGCAGTAGCAAAGCATACCAGGCTTAAGTATGCCAAGCTCTCTTATAATTACAAAATTTTTACCCTTGTAAGTCACTTAAATAACTGGTAATTAAAATGCATAGGCTTATAAAAGCTATGCCAAATAAAGCTGTATGTGCTGTTATCATTCTATCTCCTTTTGTATTCTTTTTGCTTCAAGCAAGAACGCTTTGTGTTCTGCTTTGTTTTCTTTTATTTTGTTTTTAAGTTTGTTGTGTCGAATCGTTAGATCAACAAAACAACACAACACAAAAACACTAAATATAATATTCATTCTATCTCCACTGTTTCTATTGAATGTTCTAAGACGAAGCCAAACTCGTCATTTTCTATCCATTTTATCTTATATTCAATCATATAAAAGACTTGAGGACTATAGGCTTTAAATCCGTGTGTTTTGTAATAAGATATGCCAACTATGACTCCCATACCAGCCGATAAGTAAAAACCATATACACTTTCAGGGTTTCCTTGATTGACCTTCACTAGTTCTCCGACCTTATATTTTGGATATACATCCTCCGGAAGATCTTCTTTTTTTATTTTGTGAAAGCTTTTGGGCATCATGCTCATTTCATATTATATCCTATTTTTGCATTTCTCGCATTTTTTGTTCCATCTTTGGGTTGAAACACCCATTCGTACTTTTGGCTTCTCTTTTTGAACCAGGTGTGAACCACAGTGTGCACATATTTTTGCGCATTGCCTTTCGGCCATCTGGATGGCACCGTACATGTATTCATCGTCATCTCCGTTGATGTAGAATCTCAGGAAGCCAAACTTTTGCTTAACTTGCACTATGTTAACCGTTTTCTCTTTGTGGTTTGAGCGCCAATAAGCCAACATCACGACGTCAGCTATTACTTGATCCCAATACTCCGGGATTGAATAGTCAAAACATTCACCAAACACCTGATAGACGTAGCTTTCCATGTCATCGGGCATATGGGCTTTCAGTCTTCGCCAAATGTTTTCGCTTTTCATTCACTCTCCTATAGCTATTAGCTCTTCTTGCCTACACAAGACGCTTTTAATACCATTTGTGATCTCATAGTCATACCAAGAGCACTCAACAGGACTTTGATTCACAATCTCTTTAACGAGCCAGACACCGAGGTCGTTTGCGAGGTTGCAGTTGGGGAAGTACTTTACAATCTCACCAACTTTGAATTCTAAAACCATCTGACCATAATAAGTTCTCGCAAATCCACCGACTCCTTGCAGGCTTTGGGGATATTCCATACTATCATAGTCGATGCCCCAATTAGTTGAGACGGTGGATTCAGAATCACTCCCATCGTAATCCCACCAATATTTTTCAGTGAGGTGTATTCGATTAGGCTTCCCGTTTTCAAGTTCATAAGTACCCCAACCGCAATCGCAAGGATCGCATTCACAAACAGAACAAATAGATTTCACTTAGCACCCCAAATGATCATAAGTTCATCAGCCACATTAAACTCTTGGCTGGCTCCGCAGCAACATTCACAGCTACATTCAGCAGAACTGCAGCCGCAGCATTCGCATTTTTCTTGATTTGACATATCGTTTCCTCCTTTTAGTAAATAGTGCCAGTACCTACGACTTCCCAACTCATGTGTGTTTCTACAAACGAATTATTAATATCGGTCTCGACCAGTTCGACTTTGTGTCTTTCTAGATGAATAGCCGCTAAGGACCCGGCTTGATAAGATTGTAGGTATTGAGCAGGAATAGTCATGATCCCATTGTCCGGACCAGAGCAGGTAACATAACCTAAGAACTGGCTACCATCCCAAGAATATACCGCCACTGTAATCATAAAGGTTGAGTCGGTGCTAGTTGGTGCCCAACTGAAGGTTGCCCCGGATCGATATATCGGAGCCTCAAAGGCATATGAAGGATCAACCCACAACATATTGTAAGGCTCAATAAAGTCAAAGCCATGAGTGGATACAAAACTATAACCGCCTTCTGTTGTTGCAACGTTATAGGTGGCGTCCCTCAAAAGCTGAGACTCCCAAATGCTTGTTGTCTCATAAAGTCCAGCGACAATCTGCTCTGCTCCAAAGTTGTGCGCGCCAGCATCGACTATGATGCTTGGCCCAACACTTATAGGGTTGGTCGATGGGCTGACGCTAATAAGATTTGTGGTGCATTGATCACCGGCGGGAATCCAGCTTGTGTGGTTATCTGATATCGGCTGATGGAACTCGGCCGAGAACGTTATGGTGATCTCTTGAGATTCACCAACGCAAGCAGGGCAAGCCACTTGTCTGAGGTGTAAGTTTGTATACCCGGTGATACCGCTTCTTTGAGGCCCATCATGAGGCCCATCATCAGGCCCATCTACTGGTTCGGGTGACGTGACTTGTGTGTCTTTGACAGCAGAATCCGTTGTCTCTTCATAGACTTTTACGATTCCTATATCTCCTTGGCGACATGCCAACAATATTGATAATAACATTATAACTCCAAATTAAATAATTGTTTTAAAAAGCACTTGACGAGTTTTTGTTTGCATTCATCATCCTCGTCGCATAAATGATATTTCCAAGAATACATCTCTTCGTTGTGCTTTATCTTTCCTTTAAGTGTCTTTGCTTCCTCTTTTAAGAGCGGTATAAGCTCCGCCAGGTTCTCTGGTTCTATCTCCAACTCTACGGCCTCCTCTAGCAAGAGTGACCAATCTCCATTCTTATAAGCTTCCGCTACTTTTTTAAATTTCTTCACATCCCCTGTTTCTTTGTCTGGGTGAAGTTCTCTGGCTAATTTTTTGTATAGCTTGCTGATCTTCTTTTCGTCGCGTTTCACCACTGGTGCTTCCAAGGGGACCAACTTCTCTTCTCTAGTCTTGAAAACTTGCTCTACTTGTTTTGCATTGTCCTGATTTAACTGAACGAGATCAAAATCGTTATTTGCACACCATTCTCTATAATAGAATTCAAATTCCAAATGTGCTTCTGAAAGAACTGCTTCTTGATAATCCAATTCTGATCGAAGATACTTCACCTCCTGCAATATTTTTTTATACTTTTTCTTTGTTAATAACATTATAACATATCTAGTCTGTTCTGTCAAGTGCAATTCTTTGAAATTCTGAATATTTCATTATTCTTTCGTGTGGGCGCTTGACGGAACGTGAATACTCCGAAGATAAATAGTTTCGATAATCATCCCAAGAGCCAAGATTGTAGAATTCTTTTGGCTCATACGAGTTGTCCGATTGGATGTCTAACTCGGTAAAAACGCACTTAAGGTCAAACCATCTTGCGGAATATTGCTCTATCGTTGGAAGCACTCTTGAGGGCGCCCCCGAAGCGTTGTACTCACCATCGGCATACATCCCGGTTCCCGTTCGGATATTCCGTCGATATCGGATGAACTCGTCTTTCCCAAATGAAAACGAGGTGAAATGGTTGTGATCCATAGCCTCCCCGTTGTGAGTTATGTAAAAATTTTTAGGCGAGGAAATTTTCGCGCGGTGCTCTCTTATTTCCACTGGGTTAAAGATACCATACGGAAACGAAACCCAATACTTATCTGGTATCAACCATTTAGATAACTTGGACGATACCTTGAGGCACGTCAAGGCTCCTTGTATCACTGACCAACTGAGGCAATCTCTTCGGTCTCTGTCCTTCGGATGTATCGGCACATAGAATATCGGTATCCTTCTTCTCGACTCATCTGGGTAAGGGTCGTGCTTTCGAAATGCCCACACCGGGTCTTGAATAAAGTCTCCAATCCGATGACGAACAAACGGTGCGGTGTCTGCATGGAGAACAACCCATATCGTTTCACACCCGGCATAAGCACATTCATAGATTGCCGCTTCGAGCATCGTGTAGTCAGCAGCGACAGGCATCATAAAGTCAGGCCATTCCATTCCAAAGTCTAGTGGTTGCCCGGCACATGGCACGATGCCTGCTAAGTGAAAAGCGTTCGTACTATGAGGTTTTGAGTCAATTTCCATAAGTCACTTTTTATATCCAGTTGTTGTTGAAGTAAGTCTTCGATAGAGTATCCATTATTGTACTTGTAGTATACCTCTCGGTACATATGTTCTATCTTGACAGCGTAGTGTAATTGCAGGCCTTTCTTGTTGTATCCGTTTGATTGGCCTCGTATACCGGCTTCTTTCATCATTTTAAGCGTCTTTATTCTGGCATAGCCCTCTGAGTAGTCTAAGTCATTTAAGAGCTTTTCTGATATGGTGGAGACTGAGCAAACGTCTTTTACGTCTTTTCTTGTGGTCTTTCTGGTTGAGGGGTGAAACAAGAGGGTGTGGCAAAAATCAGACGTTGGGTCTGCTAAAACCTCAAACTCGTGTCTTGTGCCTGAGCGCACTGCGAACCAATCATATACTGTCATTTGGTCTGTTCGTTCTCTATCGAACTCCACTATCTCGTCATAGCCTATTTTTATCTTGGTGTTTGATAATGTTATTATAGTTATCTCGTTGTCTTCGTTTCGGAAACTTCTGATGTTGTTGGGAAATATCACAAGTCCGGACATTGCCATTACAAACAATAGTCTATCCCACACTTGGCTTTTCTTATGGACAAGCTTGTTGGAGAAACCTATGAACGACAAGTCCCAATGTTCTGGGCATTCGTCGAGTTGAAATGGTATGTGCGGTATATCGACTATTAGTGGTAGGTTGTTTTTGTACGCGTATAACACTGCTGTTAAGGAGCCACCAACGACTACCTTGTTAAAATACAAATTATTCACTATCCCCCCACGCCGTATTTGTCCTCAATAACATCTAATATCTTTTCTATTCTGTCCTCGTATAAATCCACCAACTGTTCTGGTATGTTGTCTGAGGTGTTTATAAAGTCATAAAACTCGTTCGGCCTTTGATCATTTTCAATTTGCTGCTCTGCTCTGGCTAACAGACTTTCCATAAATGGTGCTATAAGTTCAAGCTGCTTTTGCAGGGGCATTTCCTTATAGTTGTCCGGATTGCTGTAAAACTTTGTGATAAACGTCCGATACATCTTCTCGTCTCTTTCAACGTCCGCCTCCATGCCAGTTTCTGGTTTAGTTGTGGTTCCCAGTGTGTAGTTAGAGTCATAACCATCTGGTGTCAATGTGGGTACCTTAACTGTTTCGCTTTGCTCTCCTCTTTTGATAGCGACTGTTCCGTCTCCTTTCGGGAGTCTGTTTCTCAGCCGACCAATCATGTTTTCCATTGAGAAAAGAAAGTGGTGCTCACTTGGTATGTTTTTTAGTTCCGGTGTGCTCTTAAGCATGAAGTCCTTACCAGCTCGTGTATCTTTATATACACTTCTGGATCTGGTTGCAAAGTTGAATGAATCAAAGTCTCCGGGGGCTTTTTTAAGCATGTATGTCGACTGGTGTGTTTCTTTTTGATCCATTTCTCGTTGTTGTGCCATATAGTGCAATATTGCATCAATGTCTGCTGCTAGTACCTTTTTCTCTAAGTTGGACAGTTCATCAACAAAATGGCCCACTCTTGTGTTTATTTCCTTGTTGACCTCCTTTACGTTTTCTTGGTCCCCTATTTGTCCGTCTGGTGTTATGCCCTTGTAAACATAATACAGCATCGATGTTTGTTTTGCATCAGTAATCTTTTTGGTTTCCATCTTGCCTGTATTTTTATTGTAGACGAGTTGTTCCTGCCCTACGTTTAAGAACGGCCTCTGGAGTATTCCATCTATCTTCATCGCGATGGATATTCTTGCTTGTTGTATTTCCATTGGGGCTGTATTTGATTTTTCGACTTGTTCATTCAACGTCTTCACTATCCGGACTTTCATTTACTTTTACCTCTTTTAAGAATGTTTCTGGCATCATCTTAACTAGTTCGCCTGCTACTAAAACATCATAAGTCCACCAACCAAACAGTATCAGGTCTTTACTAGATGTATGAGTACAATGATAAGCTTCGCAGTGTATAAGTCCGTACTCAATACTTGTTTCTTTTTGAACAAATATCAAGCCCAAGTTGTTGATTATAACTAAATCACCAATCTTGTACTTAGGCGGCGCTTTTTTAAAATCCCTCATCCTTGGTTTTACGATACGACTCAACAGCCACAGGCCATAGGTCGCTAGCGATGTCCAAGCATGCTTCAGCAACCTTTTGAATCTCCCATTGTGCTCCTTCATGTGTTCTCAGGTCTATAAATTTAAGTAGGTTAGAAAGATTGCAAGTTCCATAATATTCTGTGTAGAGATTTTGTGGTAGAATCATTCTTGCTTGTTCTCGGCACACACCCTTTTCTAACATGGTCTTGTAGGTTTCTAAACATTCTTTAGTTTTTACCTCAAGTAACTCAGACATCGTCATATTGTATTTTGAGATGCGTCCCCACCCTTCTTCCCAAATACCGGGGTTGATTAATTCTTCCGGGTTGGAGGCTTGTCTATTGGATTTATGCTGTGTTCTGAACTCGCTCGGTAAGTAAAAAGCCATATCCTTTTCTGTATAGCGTCGAGATATTTCGTTATAACTCCACGTTCTGTGACGATGATGCTGAGAACGAACAAAGAGAGGGACGACAAATTTAAAAGTAGCGACATTATGCTCAAACGTAGAAGTGTGTTTGTGCTTAACGAGAAACTTAATAAGTCTTCTATCTTTATCATCAAGTTCAGTTTTTGTATTACCAAAGCTGACACGAGCACTATTAACGATGGTAAGGTCAGTACCCATATGAGTAATAAGACTAACCGAGCCGATCTTATCGTCGTATAAATAAATTGTTCGAGGGTTTTCTTCATTCATATCACACCTCATAAAGACCTAAAAACAACATCAGGTCTGCCATACCTATATTGATTAAACTTTAACGAAGGTACAATCACAACCTTAAAGTTTGATTCTGCTTTGATCTCTATTGGTTCATTCATTGTCAATAAACTTTGAACTGAGTGGTCATTAAGAGAAGAGGCGTATATGCTAGTTTTCGGATTCAAGATATCAACTACGTCATAGCTCCAATTGCTTGGCTTGTATTGCTCTTCCCACTGATATACTTCGTAAACATTCACAAAGCCATTTTTCCTATATAGTCCGCTGAGAAATCCATCAAAGTGATCCAGCTTGGTTCCGCCCTTTTCTTTGGCCGCTTTCATGAAGAACTTGCCAAGACCCTTTAGACTGGAATTGTTGTGTACTGAGACAATGTCATTTCCGCCCTTGAGGGCAAATCCGGCATTGTGGCCTTTTATCAAATATAAGTGCATTTGTGCTAAATCCTCTATACTATAATACGATAAGAAGCCTGACCTCTTACCGGCATACAGGGAATCAAAAAACCTAGCCACGACCTCCTTATTTGGATTAGTTGGTATGCTTTCCTCAAGCACATATTGAGTCTGCTGGGCCTCTTCTTCAATTTCTTCCTCTAGCATCTCGCTTTCAAACACGCTATAGGACATCATTGTGTTGAAAGAAGCTTTTTGTAGATTTTCATTTGGATTTTTTGAGTTAGCTTGCTGCTCAAACACTCTTTTAGCCATTTCGTATTCTTCTGCTGGTTTTTGTAATGTAAGGCGTGGATCTTTTTTTATTGCTTTTGAAACCATTTCTTTTAATATTTCTTTATTCAACTTCATTTTCAATACTCCCATAAACGTAGTTTTCTAACACTAAATAGTAAGTTTTATCTAGAATCTCTATGGTCTCTATCATACTTCTTTGCACAACTATTGTGCATTGTGTTGTTATGTCTAGTTTACATTCACAGCAGAAATCTAAAACTTTGCAAAGTGCATACGGTGACTTTGGTTTTTTGTAGTCATCGGGTAGTAAGAATGGTTTGTCACTGGTTTCTTCTTGTTCTTCAAGCACCTCAATGAGTATATGCCTGTTGTGTGGTATAAATTTGTTCATTTTGCCTCCAATAATAAAACGCCTGTCACGCAAATAGGAGTTGCCACAGGCTCTATCCCATACACAAGATAGGATAGCATATATATATTATAACATTTTATACTGGTTTTGTCAAATTTAATCTAGAACTTTTTTCTCTTGGACTTCTTTTCTAAGTTCTTGCATTGCATTTCTAAGTTCTAGAAGCTTTTTTCTAGCCCTAACAGCAGCTGACTTGTAGCCGTATGAGTGTTCTTCTACTTTTTCAACATCCGGGACGATGCTTTGAAGTTGTTCAATTAAATGTTCTATTTTATCTTTCATTTTAAATTCCTATGTTATTTCACAAGCTCCACCGGCACAAGCCGATTCGCCTTTTAAATTAGTGTTGTCTTCGACTTCAACAATCTTGTCTAGATTTATATCGACTAACGTAGTAAGTAGTTTTTCATATGTTTCTTGGTCACAGTCCTCAAAAGGTGCTTGTATATAAGTGTGATCAGAGTATGGTAGTACCGAAAGGCCGTTATAGTTGTTCTTATTCTCCCACATCCATTCACCAACCTCTTCCCATTCGTCAGGCTTGATAGTGATAGTCGCAGATACATTGTTTGTATTTTGACCAGAACGATGTCCTTTTTTAACCCATTCAAGATGAACCGTTTTTACCCTATCTAATAGTTCTAAGGCAGTTTCATGACGCGTTATGGAGCCTTCTGGGGCTTTCTGAGGGACGGAGATAACCGCAGTATCGTGTGGTCTGAAATATTCATCTTCGACGAGTTCTGGGTGGTTTACAGCGAGATACTGGTATATGGCTTCGTTCTTTCCAACACGTAGTCTTCTAATGTAGTGGTCGTTGTGCCAAGCATGAATGCCACTCGATGTTCCTAGGGTCAGTGATGTTGTTCCTGCTGGCTTGACGGTAGTACATCGAGCCGCTGGTTTGATTCCTATTTTCTCCGCAATATATGCGTTGGCTTCCTTTACAATCTCCGCAGCTTTTGGCATATCAAGTTCGAGGACGTTTCCAGAGGCAATACCAGTCATTGACACCCCGATCAGATAATCCTTCTCTGTATTTCTTTGCCAAACTGGTCTGAGATAGTGAAAGTCCGTATAGCTTGCCTGAAGAGTACCAATGATTGAAGCCGCTCTGGCTCTGTTTTCATACTCATGTTGAGAATCAACATCAGAAACATTTATCTCAGTAAGATTGCAGAACTGGTAGGGTCGAAGAGATATTTCGCAACAAGGGTTACAACCATAGTCTTTATCATTTGTAAAATAAAAGCCAGGTTCTCCAGCTCCAGAAGCCTTTACACGCTCCCAAAGGTCTATAAACCTATCTTTATCTATACGGTGTCGCATGATTACCACTGAGTTATTCGCTCGTCCTCTTTGGGGGTTTGTCTCCCACCAACTACCTGCCTTCGCAGATAACATCGCTTGATCATCTGCTGAAAATAGCGAAATAAGAGCAGCACGACGAATACCACCAGCAAGTACGGCATCTGCGATATGGCAGACAATATCGTGTACCTCGATAGACGAAAGTTGATCTCCTTCATCTTTTGAATCCAATATTCCTTCAACCTTAACAAGACATTCCCTCAGTGGTTGCGGACCAGGCGCCTTTCCACCGGATGTAACTAGTCTTGCTCCTTTCGGGCGGATATCTGAATAGTCAAATTTTACCTTGCTGGTTCCTTTATAGTACGATTTGATCAATATGCTCACTGCGTCTGCCCAGCCTTCAATCGAATCACCAACCAAGTACCGTCTAGTTCTTTTCGGATTGGGTTTGTTGATGGCTGGTAGTTTCTCGATGTGATTTGTCTGTACGGAATAACCAACGCCTGTTCCACCTAAAAGGAGAAACATGATCTCACCAAATACTCTGATGTCGTCAATTGGGGCGTAAGCACAATTGAAAACACGATTTGGGGAGACTTCAATAGGTTTTCCACCAAATTGCATTGACCTCATAGAAGGTAGCACTTTTTTGTCATAAACATACTCGTATGCCTGTTCAATTTCAACACGAAGATCGGGAAACTTTTTTAAATGCATTTGTTTGTTTCTTGTGACAAGTTCATTCCAGTTTTCTCTTCTTTCGTGTTCAGGTAAATACCTGGCGTACTTCATATGTACGGTTATCTCTGATAATATTTTATTCGCAGTTCCCATGTTGTTCTCCTTATTTTGATCCTGATAAATTTGAATATTTGTTTTTTAGATATGAAAGCGCATCTTGGGCCCCCATATCAGGCCCATCACCATCATGGGCCTCTTGAAGTATTTTTATGCTAACATTTGACCAATCGACAAACGCATTATAAACAAGCCCATCTGGACCGTTTCTATTTTTAGCGATGAAGATTCTTCCTTTGTTAGATTGTTTGTCTTGAGGTGTTCTAGACAACGAATAGATGAAATCAGCAACGAAACACTTGTTGAAAGCTTCTGATATTGCTTCCATCGTTATGACTTCTGCATTGAGACCGCTTCTGTTAGTTTGTGAGGCTGTTAGGACAACACACTCGTATTTCTGTGCTATAGCTCTAAGTTCTTCGTATATGTTTTCCAATTCATGCCTCTTCTCTGCTGATGATGATCGGGGCCTTAACAAGTCTGCATAATCAACAATGACCATATCAGGCTTGATACCTCGCTTCATTAACTTTTCTATGTGATTCTCCAGCGTTTTTGTCGAAGCCGACTTAGTTGGATATTCCTTGATAATTAGTTTACCTGGGACGTCTTTGATTTTTTCCATCACAATTTCTTTAGAATGTATTAAATCAACTAGACCGACTCCACTTATTTTTGAGTCATACCTACCACCTACGACAGTGTCTGCAAGCTCTAGAGTGTAGTGTACAACGGTCTTTCCAAGCTCCAATGCTGTTGCCCCTTGGTGAACTAAAACCATCGACTTACCAGCCCCTGTTGGAGCTATAACGACACCTAGTTCTCTAACTCCAATACCGCCTCTTGTAATCTCGTCAAGCTCAGGCCAACCTGTTGTAATTGGGTTTCTAGTTTTCTTCACAAACCTATCTTCGGCATCGATAAGATAATCGTGTCCAAAGTTATTGTCAGTTCCCAAAGTGAGGGCTGTTTTGATTTCTTTTTCTATCTCATCAAATGAAGAGTTTTGTATTAGCTTTACTGACTTCATCATAGCTTTCTTTAGGGCTTGTTTTCGACAAAAGTCTATAGATGTATTAACAACGTGTTCTTTGTTTTCTATGTGTCTGTCTTTGAATGAAATGAAAAGCTTTTTGAGTTTGTCTCCTGTGCTTTTGTCAAAGCTTTTAAGATTGCTTTTAATTAACGACGCCATCATATCATAGCTTGGATGTGGTGTCGGTGAATACTTTTGCTTATATTCCGTTATTATTTGCACAAAGGCTCTGATGTCAACGCTTTCAAAAAAGTCTATCTCCAACACCTCCATTAGTTGATCGCAAAAGGGTCGATCCTCTAGCATTATTTGGCACAAACTCTCTTGAAAGTGTCTTCCGCCAATGTTTCCAAATGTTTCTCTCTTATCCATTATTACCTCCGATGTTCTAATAAGTATAACATGTTTTTTCGTTCTGTCAAGAATTTATCTGTTTAAGAACTCTGTATAAATTGTCAAGTTTCAGTGTGATCTGTCCGTCTTCCATCAGGAGCTTCTGAAACCCAATCTTGTTGTATTCTGCTTCAAAATTCTGGACAGCATATTCTATTTGTTTTTTTGCATAGTTGCTAATCACTGGTTCATATAACTGCATGATTTCGTAGTTGTTTTCTATCAGGTCAGCAAACTCGATAATTTTTGTGTGAACGCTAACCGGTTTGTCCACTTGTCTGCAATATTCTGTAAGTGACTCAACGGTTTGAACTTGTGGGTCAGCCATAAAAGGAAAACGACTTTTAACTGTTTTAAGCCCAACACGAGGCACCCCGTCGAGGTTATCTGACTTATCTCCTGCAATAGCCCTAGCAAGGGCAAAATTATTGGGATGAATACCATGTTCAGACAAGAGACTATCTTTTGTAACAAGTTTTTTCTGTATTGGCCTATAGAGACTTGTTCGGTCTCCGATGAGTTGGAAAAAATCTCTATCGCTTGAGATAATATACTTGTGGTGGTCTCGATACTTATCGTGTCCATTAAGATAAGCGATAATATCATCGGCTTCCACATAGTCAAGAATGATTTGAATAATTGGTAACTCATTTAAGTACTCCATTAGTCTAACGTGTTGATAGGCTTTATTGTGTTCCTGTTCCGTCTCAGAGAGATCGAACATCCTTCGGTTGAACCGTACAGGTGCTCGACCCTCCTTATATCCCTTGTTCATTTCTTTGCGCTTTTGAGAGCCGCCTTTACCATCCCAAGCGATAATCACTTCGTTCGGATTGAAATCGTTGCAAGTTTTCTGGAGCGACTTGATGAACCCTATCGCTCCTCCTATGATATTACCCTTTGGGTCCATCGTTGGGTTTATGATATACGATCTCAAAAACATGTTAAGACCATCAATTATTACTACTTTTTTCATACTGCCTCCATGAGTTCTCGCATCTTGAAGAGAGCCAATTCCTTGTGCTTTGCCTCAAGCATAATGTCCATTTCATGTCCGTAAGTATTTACTGGTCGGACGTAGGAGTCTGAGTGGGCTTGTGGTTTGATCTTGGGATCATTATGTTCATCTGATCTAGATTCTGAGTAGTGGACAACAGGACGAATATCCACAGGCCAAGTAGAAAGAGCCATGTCAAGAGCTTCTTTCTCGGTTTGACCTCCATCATGAAGATCGTGGTGATGATAGTCAAATACCACAGGAATGCCAATGTTTTTATGGATATTATCATATAGTTCCCTCGTTGTATATAGTGACGGTTTGTCATCATTCTCGACAGTTAGTCTTGTTTTGACGGCTTCCGATAACCTTTGAAAATTCTTGCAAAAGTTACCAATGGCCATAGATTTGTCATCATATGCTGCTCCTACGTGTATATTGATTTTAGCAAATGGTGATCGTTCAAGAAACATAAGATCAAAGATCTCGCCATGAATCTCTAGATCACGGATAGTATTTAGTATCACAGACTCTTTTGGACTAGTCAATTTGTTAAAAGGCCCAGGATGACTGGTAATACGAATGTTACGTTCTGATGCGAACAAACCAGCCTCATACAATGCTTCTGAAATAGCATCAAAGTCTGGTAGGTCCGATAGTTCATATTCAGATGCCCAAGGGAATAGGTTAGATGACAATCGAAAGAAACGAATGTCATTTTGGTCGTTCCACTTAAGGATCTCAAGTAAGTCCTTGCAGTTCAGTAGTGCAAGTTCTGAAGCGTATGCAGAGCCCTTCTCTTTGAAAGTTCTCTTAATCATACTTCTGTTTGTTGTAATGCGCTTGTTTTTTGGTCTTTCTGAAAAGCCATGGTTAATACAAGCATAACCCAAATTGTAATTGGTCATATTGTCCTCCGATGTTTATATTATAACACGATACCGTATTTTGTCAAGAAAAAAAGAAAAAAAAACCCCGACAAAGGTCGGGGAAAAAGGAGTTTTTTATGAACACTAATCTTCTAACTTGATTCCCTTGACCACAGCTTCATCCATGATTGCGAGAACCGCTTCTCTAAATTCTTTTTTCTTCAACATCTCAAGCCACTTAGTTGCTTGAAACTTATATTCTTTACCGTCTGTTCCAGTTATAGTGTACCACGCGCCTGCCTGTTTTAACTTGTCAGTCCCAGAAAGCTTGATGGCAGTAAGCCAAGATTCCTCATCTTGAATACCAACGCCCTCACCCCACATAATCTTAAACGTACAGTTTGCCTTTAAAGAACCGAAGCGAGACTTCTGAATAGTTGCCTTCACCTCAGAACCAATAACTCGACCAACGTCATCATAGATGTATGATGCTTTGGACTTGCGCCCTGTTAACCAGACACGAAGAGAACTAAAGTACTCAATCGCTTTACCGCCCGGTGCTATGTAAGGTGTTGTCATTGCTTCCGCAATGTTAGTAGTGATGTTGGTTTTAAGCTGGTTTATCAAAAGCAAAGCGCACTGATTATTCGCCATTGGAATAGTTAGTTTTGGAAATGCCTTTGAAAAGATCCTCGGCTTAACAGCCATCGTACTTTGAGGGTTGAAGTCAGACTCTAGTTCCTTCTCGGAAGAAGTTGCAGCGATAGAGTCCCAAATGAACAGAAACCTTTGTGATGGGTAACTATCCATAAGCATCTCGATAGATTCGAGAACTTTTTCAACAGAGATAGCTTGGTAGTACAAGAAGTTCTCATCTACGTTGCAACCTGACTGTTGGAGGAACTCTGGGTCAACAGCAGACTCTGCGTCGAAGTAGACGACAAAGATGCCTTTCTTCTGTGCATTTGCTGCAATCTGTGCTGCCATATAGGACTTTCCTGTACCGGAAAGACCAGCGAGTTCCGTTATTTTTCCGATTGGTATTCCTGCCATTCCTTTAATAGATATGATAGAATCTAACCAGCGTGAACCGGTTGGTATCCAATCGACGACAGACGAAGGGTCGTTGCCGTTGCCAAGAGAGTGGGCGACTTCAAGTCCCGCTTTCTTGTTTAATTTCTTTTTCATTTCATCAATATTAATTTTACCTGCTTTCATTTGAATTACTTGTCCCATTTGTTCTCCTTTTATTTAGTATTGGAATAGTGTTCTGAACATTTTACTTTCACTTAATTTCTCTATCTTAAAACTAAGTCTTGGGTCGTTTAAACGTTCCAAATAACGATCCTTCAGCATAACCATTTTTTCATCAATGTCATCACATATTAGAGTTAGATAAACGTTTCCCTCTCTTTCTCTTAATAATTCTATGGCATAACCCATACATTGATTGATATGTTCTCTCTTTGCTGGACCGTTTTTTATTTCATGAACATAGAGATTGTTGTTCCTATCAAAATAACTGATATCTAGTCTACCGCCAGTTTCAGTATGTCTCTCGCGACTGATGTTGTGAAACCCTGTGTATTCTGACATGTCTGCTAGTTGACTGTAAATTTTATCTTGCTTGGCTTTTTCTTTAACATAAGAGCGCTTTGTAAAATATCTACTCATATAGTTTATGGCCTTGCCAGTTTGTGGATTTGGCTTCTTTCCTATCAGGATTTCTCTGACTTTGTCAAACCATTTTCTAGTTTCAGTATCTGTGTTTATTCCGTCCTTAGTGTTGGTTGTGCTAAAGTCTGTGGGTTCCAAGTGGACCTCGATGTACAGACGATTGTGTAGACCTTGATTGCCACCTCTTGTGAAACCAGTAGACATTCCTAGCAGCTCCATACCATCGAAGCCACCGCAAATTTTAATATCGTCTAAATAGATGTCTGCTCCGAAATCAGTATTTGATACTTTATGCGGATGAACAGAGCCATATATATTTTCCTTATAAGACGAATCTTCTGGTTCTTTTTTGTAGCCTACTTTGACTAGTCCTTTCTTGTTGTTAGTCTCTACCGGAAAGACAAGCATGAAGCTGCTTTCCTGATTATCTGGATTAATTATTGGACACGTAATTGGCCTGACTCTCTTGGAAACTGTGCCGCCGGGAGGATAGGTATATTCAACGTATATGTTGATGGTTATACCTCTCTTTTCATACTGGTTTATGAGTAAGCCATAATCTGATCCCAATTTGTTCAAAAAGCCAAAGAACTTGCTGTTGTGCCTTAGATTTGGTGAAAACAGATCAAATTTCGGATTCTCAAACCAAAGCTCCAAGCCAGACGCCACATCGGTTTGTTCTATTTCAATTTCGTGTAGCCCTAGACCCAGTTCCGTAACAACCATTTTTTGGTGCTTATGTATGTTGACAATTTTCCAGTCGTTTTCCAATCCAGATGATGTCTTCACGATAGCCAAATTTAGACCATTATTGTGTTCATTTTTAAATGAACCAGTTGAACCCTTTGGGTGCCTGAAGGCTATACATTCTCCTAACTCATTTGGATCAATACCTATAACGTCATCAGCATACGACAAGGTCTTTGCATTCTTATCTTTATCAAAGGCAACTGCCATTTTAAAGTTGTAAACATCACGCTTGGCGCCTGTTTTTATATCTGAGTCTACGGCTGCAAAGAAATTGTTTATTATCTCTTTAACAACCGACATCTCTTTTACATTTGTTGCATCTAGCGATCTTAGTATGTTGCTGTAATCAAGTGGGACGTTTATACTCAATATGTTGTTCTTGTTCATTGTTTCTCCTTTTGTTGAACCTTTTGATTCTTCTTTGTGTGTCTTTTATTTCCTTTTCAGTTCCGACATACACAAGTCGGGTTCCAAACAACCTATCAAACTTATCTGTTGTAACTCCCCAGTTCATTTCCTGTGTTGTTGCCATATGGTGGGCATAATGCCAAGGATAGTGTTCTTTGCACCATTCTGGTTCTAAGTGGGCCCTCCGGTGAACATAATAGTACCGGAGAGCACCGACGACGATTCCGCCGTATAAACCAAAGGAGATAATTATGGTAGGTAAATGTATAATAACTAAAAAGATAATTGAAAGGGTTTCTTTTAGAGAAGGCTCATCTTGAAACAGATTGTTTCTAGAGTTCCTGTGATGTTCATAAAAGTGATAAGCAAAAAATTTATTCTTTTTATCCTTTCCTAGTTTGTGTAAAAGATGTTTATGTATTACCCATTCGAGTAGTTGAGCATAAACAAAACCCAAGTAAAGAAAACCACAAACTATTAAAACATCCATATAAACACCTCTTTTAGATAACTATGAGGCATTTACACGTTATTCCGCTGGTGCGCCGGAATCAGTGGAAGTATCTTGCGCTTCCTCGGCAGGGGTGCTATCCGCTGCCTCTTCTGCCGGTTCTACAACAGCTTCTTCTTCGTCGCTACAAGCAAAAAGAAGGTTTAAAAATAATATCATTGCGTCTCCTAGTTTTGATATGCCCTCCTATAAAGCCGGAGGGCGTGGCTTGGGGTTCTATGCCATCAGCTTATCGAAAGCATCTTCAACTGCGTCTGTACCGTATTTTCTTGTCTCAGAGGACCTACCTTCGGAGTTGGAGTCAGAGGAAAGAAAATCATCTAACAAAGCCTGAACTTCATCGGAGGTTTTACGTTCAAACAGCGCCGATATATCTGGTACGGACTGGATAAGAGTCTCGCAGTCTGCAACGTCATCGTCACACAGGACAGATGGTCGACGTCGGGGCTTAAGAATAGTCTTAGGGAAAGAACCGGGTGTTCCGGGGATGTTATAGTTTAGCACTATATCGGTTCCGGACTCTGGGTCTGTAATATCGCCATAGTCAGGGTCAATAACATATCCCAGAAGAGTTTCATATGCCATCTTGCCATAAGACCAGACTCGCACTCCTTCATCTTCTTCACCACGAACTAAGATTGGAGAGAAAAACCGCTTACGAACAAACAATTTCTTTGCTTCTCGTTTCGCTGTATCGTCATTGTTTTGAACTCCATCTCTCCAAAGTTGAGATGCAAAGTTGCAAATAGGACATTCTTCTCCAAAGTTAGCTTTGGGGCAAAGGATACCAGGATTCTTTCCTACATTGTAGTGAAAGTGAAACTGTTTGAAGGGGTCTCCATCAGATGCGGGAAGAATACGAATAGTCTGATCGCCTTCCTTTGGTCGCCACTTCGTGTTATTTCTAGATGCTTTCGCACCGTTTTTGCTAGCATTAAGTTTTGCTCGCATTGCTTCTAAATTAATAGCCATAGTTTTATCTCCTTACGTTTTAATAACTTAACTGTTTAAGGCCAGTGATCAAATGTCACCACCAACCGGGGGTTCGCCTCTATTTGATTTCCTTCAATAAGAGGGTAAAAGGGCGCCAAGTTTTTTACTAATGTTGGTTATCTCGGCAAACAACAGGTTCGCATTGTTATTGAATTATATTATTTATAAAGTATTATGTAGTTCTATCGTGAGAAAGTAACTGATTCTGTATTTCTTGTTACTTCGCCAATAACAGTTGCATTATTGAAAGTTCGAAAGCCTTTTGAATCAATATCGTATACGGTTTCGAAGCCAGAAGACATTGCACGAATGCTATTGCCTTTGATTGAAGATGGTACATCTTCGTACTTTACGAAACGCATAGTGCGCTTTTGACCGTTAAGCTTGGTGAAAGTTCCTGTGTGAACTGTTACGTTAGTTTGGATGTTAGACATATTTCCTCCTTGTTGTTGTAATGTCTTTTATATTATAACATACTTTTGAAAGTTTGTCAAATATTTTTTTAAGTTTTTTTTCGGTTGAACTTTAACAACCAAGATGTTTATATTATAACACGTTGTTTAAACTTGTCAAATTATTTTTTTCATTTTCTTGTTCTTTTGTTTCAGAAACAATGGTATAGACCATATGTCTGACCCAGGTAATAAATCCACTGACAAAGAACACGAGGGATACAGTGAATAAAAACTCAAATAGATTCATTTCTTACTCCTTATAGTAGTTTGCAAGTCCCATTAGAGTTGGGGCCCATAGTCCTATAAAGATGCCGAATCTTTCTGCGTGTTGTGGATCACCGTCGCCGACTGTAACCCAGGTTGCTATTGAAACAGCCACTGATACTAGTGAAGCTGCAAAGCAAAAGTTTGATAATTTATTTTCGCTATTCATTTTTCCTCCGTCATTTGAATATCTATATTATAACATATTCTGTTATGTTTGTCAAGTATTTTTTTGAGTTTCTTTCTCTTTCTTTTCGACCTTCTTCCAATAGTAATTGGAGTAGCCTAAACTTGGTTTTGACATATTCCCTCCTTGTCTTTATAATATAACACGTTGAAAAAGTTTGTCAAATTATTTTTGAAGTTTTTTTATCGAGGCTTTTAGGGATGTCGAATTCCCTTCAACAATAATTGAAGGCTTAACTTTGTGTGTAAGTTTATTATGATTTGGAAGTGATGATGTGTTTATAAAACGATAGTCGTTCTCAATACCTGTGACGTCATACATATCAACGCATATCACGTCGCAAAAATCATATTCATATAACCGAACTTCCTGTTTTTCTCTAATGGCTCTTTGGAAATCAACCTTTCCAGTTCCTGTTCTTTTTGCCTCTATTTTAATAACTTGGTCCGTGCGAATATTTGTTACAGTAAAGTCAGCTCCACCGTCTTTGTTATGAACAAGAGACCAATCTTCTCCAAGATGTGATTTAATATATATATAAGCTTCAAGTTCTGATATTGCTCCTGCCATAGCTATTCTTGCCATTCGGCTGTCTTTCAACCAGTCGCTTAACTCCGGAGAGAGATGTTTTTTATAACGTGAATCATTAATGTTACTCATATTGTCCTCCTTGAATGTAATGTGTGTATTTAATAGAGTAAAAGTAAGAAAGACCAGAGGTATTCTTCCAAATACCAAATGAAGCTTCAATTCCACTGTCGTCATCATTTGCTATCTTGGCTCTAATACTCTTTAGAAACCCAGGGTTATCCTCTTGGTCTTCCTCACTTACACTATAATAATAACACGTTTCAGTTATGTTGTCAAGTAAAAAGTATAAGTTTTCTTCATCTTTATTTGGATCTCCGAGAGAGACCGTCTTTATCCTTGAGATCTTATTTGGTTCAAACAGGGAACCCATAAATGGCGGATTGTTATCAAACCAAGCTATATTGGATATGAAATTTGCTATAGCATCGTTGATCTTGTCATAGTACGAACCAATCGAGTCTTCTCCAACCCAACTTTGTATCTGTTGGTTTGATAAAAGCCACAAACCATCAATCAGTCCAGATCTTGCAAATTCTTGTAAAACATTGAATACGACCTTTTCCTGTTTTTTCTGTGTCTTTGTCAGCAGCACCGGATCAGAAGTGATATGAACAACATTAACATTCCGACCATTTAGTTGCTCCAACAGAGCAAGTGTAGCACCAGAAACCTTACCAGCGCCAGCAACAATGAGCCAAATGTCTTGTTCTTTACCAAGTTTAAGCTTGTTTGCCATTTTAGGGACGCTAGCTTCGTATTCCTCGTGTGTTTTACACTTGGGAAGGTTCTTACCCCCGTCAACCACTATCGTCCTTATATGGCCTATTTTAGAGCATATCTCGGCTCCTCCTTGTCCTAGTCCTATAACTACCATTCTACCTTCTCCATTGCTCCAAGAGTCTTGCCCATGGAAACGTTTGTTTTGAACTCTCCAAGTTTAGTGTCGGAGAACAACTTTATCATTTTTTTCAACTCATCTATCTCGGTCTTGTGTACGTCTAATATAATTGAGTCGTGTATAAGAAAAGCTACGTTTGTTTTGAGTCCCCGACAGTATCGGTGGATAGCGTTCGCTCTGTCAAGGAAGTTGTCAGAGGAGGTAGATTGGATAAGGTAATTGAGTGCATGATGGTCATCTGTCTCGATTCTTCTTCCAAACGGAGTCTTAACAACTCCACCCTCATAGAATCTATCAAGTACTCGTGTCTTGTCGTAATAGTCCGATTCAATGACTCGTGAAGTTGGGTTGTATAACCATGCAAATATCTTTGTCTTTGCATCATCGCGGCTAATATCGCCAGTAAACAAATTCCTTTGATTCCAATCATGTATATCTCCTGTGGGTTGTGGGTGCCCGGAGAGGTGTAGTAGGGTTCTCAGCTCAGCACCGTTGAAATCTAACTCAACAAAACCGTCCCACTTCGGAACGATAACGTCTCGTATCTCTTTTTTGAAGTTTAGTATTGGAAACGAGCCCTCTTCAAGCCCTAAACGGCCTGTAACTGTTCCAAAAGGGTTATATTTCACACTAACCTGTTGTTTCCAATACTTTTTTGCAATGTAAAAGGCCTTTTGGTCTGTCTCTGCATGTTTTTTGAGCAGTTCCCAGTCGACCCTTACGTCTTGTAAGGCTAGTTCTTTACACATTATTATTGTATCGTGCAATAACCGGTAATGACCGGGTCTTTCGTGGTTATCAAGAACCCATTGGGTTATTTCGTTTAACGTCTCATAATAATGAGCCACATGGCGCTCTGGGACGAGGTCATAGAAGCATACATCCTCAAATTTGACCCCGGAATGAACGAAAGACCGAATATGAGATTTGATTCTCCTTTCGTGTGTCTCCCATCTCGTTTTGAGATGTTCGGGACAAGCATCTGCTATCGACTTGCCTCCAGCATATATTCTGGCTAGTTGGATATCTAGGTTGTGAACGTGTTCTGACCAATCCCAAGTTGCCGTTAGTGTGTCATCGGGCTTTCGAAACCTCAATTTTCCGTTAGCGTAGTACCCGACACACTCTTTTTTATCATCAATGACTTGAAATATCATTATTCCTCCGAATTTTGTTGCGCTTCGGTTTTCCTCCTCAAGTAATCATTAAGACCTCCTGGCTTGAGAATATATGAATTGCGAAACGTATCATTAATATAACTCAAGGCCTGTTGGATGTCAAATTTATTTAGCAAAAAAACTGAATTTTGTTGCAATCTATCAAAGTCAGCTGGTGTTAAAACGTTGTTCTCCTCAATGTTTCTTATCTTAGCATATAAGATCATCTGTTGTTGTTCTGAATATACTTCATTCAATTCTGATGATGAAAGTTCTGTTCTGAAGAATCTAGATTGACGAGTTTTTCTACCATTAAATATTATACTATTAATAAC